TTGGCAGCAGCAGCTAAAAAATCCGGTGTTGTGGGTAAGCGAGCTCGTCTCGCCGAGACACTTAAAGGATTGAAAAAGGGTAAATGATGCCACTTGATGATTTGACTCGCCAAAAGCTTCAACAGTTACGTGAAGAGTTTGCCAATAAAGCTGCAGATGCTGAGCGCCAGAAACAGGCTGCTTGGACTGCAGAGCAAATGGCAAATAAACCACCTACAAACAAAGCAAAAGGCGGTATCATCAAGTCTGCTTCTAGCCGCGCGGATGGCATCATTCGCCGTGGTAAGACTCGTGGAACCATCGTAAAGCACGGTAAATAACATGACCACCTCTGGAACGACCATATTCAATCCCGACCTGAATGATCTGGTCGAAGAAGCATTCGAGCGTTGTGGCAAACAGATGCGCACAGGTTACGACCTGCGTACTGCTCGCCGCAGTTTGAATCTTTTGACGATTGAATGGGCGAACAAGGGGATCAATCTTTGGACAATCGAGCAGGGTCAGCTTCCGATCAACATCAATGCTGGTCAGATTTCATACCCACTTCCAATTGACACCATCGATTTGATGGATCAAGTTATCCGTACAGGCACCGGCCAGAATCAGGTTGACATTAATATCACCCGTATTAGTGAAAGTACCTATTCCACCATTCCTACCAAGAATGCGTATGGCCGACCTATTCAATTGTGGGTAGACCGCCAAACCGGTGCTACAAACGGTGTTGCCAGCGCTACGCTTACTCAAGTAGCTGCCGCGACCGATACAACACTGTACGTTAGTACAACAGCGACTCTTCCTACTCAGGGTTATATCAACATTGATGGCGAGACAATCCTGTACCAAAACGTGGGTTACAGCTCAACAAGCAATGCTAATGAGCTCCTAAACTGCTATCGCGGCATGGCCAATACGACAGCAGCATCTCACGCATCAGGCGCTTCAATCTACCGCAACTACCTGCCAAACGTAAATATTTGGCCAACTGGTAATCCCGGCACACAGTACAACTTGGTCTACTGGCGTATGCGCAGACTGCAAGATGCTGGCTTGGGCGGTGGTAACAACCAAGATATTCCTTTCCGCTTCATTCCTGCAATGGTGGCTGGTTTGGCCTACCACTTGAGCGTGAAGCTGGACGGTGTCGATCCCAATCGCGTGTTGGGGTTGAAGGCTGCATACGATGAGGCTTTTGATCTGGCGGCCCAAGAAGACCGCGAGAAAGCAGCATGGCGTATCGTCCCCCGTAATATGTTCTATTACAGGTAAGATATGCCAAGTAAGTTTGCATCAGGTAAATATTCAATCGCCCAGTGCGATAGATGTGATGGCCGTTACAAGCTAACTGAGTTGCGCACGGAAACTCTGAAGACTAAGCCTTTCAAGATCAAGGTTTGTAAAGAGTGTTGGGATCCAGATCATCCACAGCTGCAACTTGGTATGTATCCAGTTAACGACCCGCAGGCAGTGCGTGAGCCTCGTCCTGACGTCAGTTACTACTCATCTGGTAGTACGGGGCTGTACATATCTGACACGGCGAGTAATAATGTTAACAATGCAGGTTTCCCAGAAGATGGTAGCCGGCAAATTGAATGGGGCTGGAACCCTGTTGGGGGCGCCAGTTTTTTCGACACAGTCCTTACTCCTAACGCATTGATTGCAGTGAGTCAGGTTGGAACAGTAACTTTCTCTTAGGAGTAAAAAATGGCAGAAAAAGACGATATCAAGCAAGACAAAAAGCTCATCAAAAAAGCTTTTGGCATGCACGACAAACAATTGCATGAAGGCAAAAAAACCAATCTTGCCAAGCTTAAAAAAGGCGGCGTGACTGGCGCAGCAATGAAGGCTGTTGGCCGAAACATGGCGCGCGCAAACAACCAGCGCTCCAGCCGTGGAGGTTAATATGAAGCCCCAAGTTAAAGCAACCAAAAAGAACAGCCCAAAGGTAGTTATAGGTGCTAACCGTAACAATCTTCCTGCTGAAGCTTATGATAAGCGCGGCGCATCAAAAACTTATATCGATCGTGATTCTGATTATGAGTCTGGCGCATCAGTCATGGACAAAATGAATGTTTCTGTTGCTGGAATCAGCAAGGGGAATACCGCCAAAACTAAGACAGACGGCGTTAAAATCCGTGGCACCGGAGCGGCAACAAAAGGCGTAATGTCTCGCGGCCCAATGGCTTGAGGTAATACTGATGAACTACGAGCAGCTGTACAATAATATTCAGGCTTATGCCGAGAACTATGAACCGTTGTTCGTAGCCAGTATTCCTACGTTCATTATTGAAGCCGAGACACGGATCTACAACGCCGTAAATATTCCAGCATTGCGTAAGAACGTACTTGGGAACTTTACAGCATCGAATGCTTACCTGTCTTTGCCTTCTGACTGGCTGGCAAATTACTCAATTGCTGTAATTGATTCATCTCAAAATTATTGGTACATCTTAAATAAAGATGTCAACTTTATAAGAGAATCATATCCAAATGCATCAACAACAGGGCTTCCAAAGTATTATGCTTTGTTTGGATCCCAGTTGAGTAACATCAATAATTTGTCCGTGATTGTTGGGCCAACGCCCGATCAGGCTTACCAAGTAGAGATGCATTACTTCTACTATCCACCCACGATTGTTCAGGGACAGATTTCTACGCTCGGAACTATTACCGGAGGAACAAACTACACCAGTGGCATTTACCAAAATATGGCTTTGTCTGGCGGAATGGGAGCCAATGCAGTTGCCGACATTTTGGTTGTCGGTGGTTCGATCGTAGAAGTCACAATTACCAATGGCGGTAACTTCTATGCGGCTGGCGATATTCTGACTGCAACACTGCCCGGCGCATCAGCTGGTGGCTTCTCAGTTCCTGTTAGTACTATATCTAATTCAACCGGAACAAGCTGGCTTGGCAGTAATTACGACCCAGTATTGTTCTATGGCGCCATGCGTGAAGCCATTCTGTTCATGAAGGGCGATAAAGATTTGGTGGCTTACTATGAAGGTAAGTACCAAGAGGCTCTTGATGAGCTCAAACGCTTGTGCGATGGTATGGAGCGCGGTGACTCATACCGTGATGGCCAACTTAAACTTAACGTATCTGGGGCTACACCATCATGATCGTACAAGGACAGACAACCACTTTCAAAACGAACTTGCTGCTTGGCGCCGAAAACTTTGGTACCGGTACTCCATACACATACAAGATTGCTTTGTACACGGCATTGGCAAATCTTGCCAATACCACGACAGCCTACACCTCAGTAAACGAAGTGACAGGACCCGGCTATACAGCTGGCGGATTGGCTTTGACTGTTATCGCGCCACAGGGCGATGCAGTAGCAAATACGGCATATTTGTCATTTAATAATGCTGTTTGGACTGGAGCAAGCTTCACAACCAGAGGGGCGTTGATTTACAATGCAACGACTGGAGCATCAATTGCTGTACTGAATTTTGGTAATGATAAATTTGCCAACGGTACGTTCACAATCACCTTCCCGGCTGATAGTTCTTCGGCTGCGATTCTCAGAATTTCTTAGGAGTCAAAATGACTAATGAACGCGCAAAAATGGGCGATCACGCAGTTGCATCTTTGCAGGCTAATGCATCCGGCAATGAATCTTTCGGCATGGAAGGCACATACCACTTCGAATGCCGCGATAAAGATGGTAATTTCAAATGGGAAGAAACCGTAGAAAACCAAGTTATGCAGGTTGGTAAAGTGCTCATGATGAACACCTTGCTGTACACCGCATCTGGCTATACATTGGTTGGTCCCTACCTTGGTTTGATTGCCACATCAACTGGTTACAGCCCAACAGACACAATGGCGTCGCATACGGATTGGACTGAATTTACCAACTACACCGTTGGCGGATCAGCAGTTCGCGGCACGGCGGTGTTTGCTGCAGCTACGGGCAACAACGTAGCGACATCAGGCTCTAACGTAGTCACAACATCAGCAACTGCCATTACCTACACAATTACAAGTACTGGCGGCACAGTGACCGGATGTTTCTTGGTTACAGGTACAGGCGCTGTTAGCACTCAAAACTCAACTGCAGGAACTTTGTATAGCGCAGGCGGGTTTGCGGTAGCCAAGACGACTACAGCAGGCGACACGGTAACTGTTACATACACAACCACTGCAACATCTTAAGGAGTTTTAGATGACCCTGAAACTCGCTGACAGGGTACAGGAAACCACAGTAACAAGTGGTACTGGGACTCTTAATCTTGCTGGTGCGGCATCCGGGTTCCAGTCTTTCATAAGCGGGATCGGTTCTGGCAACACCACTTATTACACAATCTACGACCCAATTGCGCCAGCATGGGAAGTTGGGATTGGTACAGTCACCTCCGGAACTCCAAACACGCTAAGCCGCACGACGGTTCTTTCGTCTTCCAATAGCGGTTCTTTGGTCAACTTGGCCGGCAACAGTGCGTATGTGTGGTGTGACTACCCATCTGAAAAAGCTGTGTATGAAGATGCAAGCGGGAACATCGTGGGAGCAAACGTGACTCTGAACGTCACTGCAGCAACCAACGTAACACTCCCAACCAGCGGCGTCATTGCAACCAATGATCAGGCGTACTTTATTTCCTTTATGATGGGTTAATCATGACAGCCTATACCAACACCTCATACGCCTACAAAAGCGTTGGAACATCTGCAGTAAACGTGATTTCAAGCGTGGCCAGCGGTACTGTGGCAATTGCCAGTTTGATCGTATCAAACACCACAACATCGCCAATCACAACGTCTGTTTACATTACTCGCTCAGCAGTTAACTACTACTTGCTGCAAAACGCCACGATTCCGGTCGGAGGTTCTCTTGAGGTGATTCAGGGGAATAGGGTAGTGATGATTGCATCCGATGCGCTTTACGTTCAAAATAGCGTGGCAAGTTCTGGCGATTGCTGGATTTCAGCTTTGACGGCGGTGTAATATGGCATATCTAGGCAACAGTCCATCTCAACAAAGTTATGCCCCTGCAGTAGATTACTTCAGTGGAAACGGATCGACGACAGCATTTACGCTGTCTAGACCTGTTGCGACAACAGCGCAGATGATTGTGGCTGTTGCCAACGTGCCTCAAAACCCCGGCAGTGCATATACGGTTAACGGAAGCACGATAACATTCGCATCGGCTCCCCCTACCGGCACAAACAATATTTGGGTTAATTACACCAGCCCAATCACGCAGGTCAATGCAGTTGTTCAAGCTCCTTCGATTATTGGCCCGGTATCAGTTTCAAATAATGGGGCAGCGCTTCCATTCTCTCCATTGAACCCAAGCTTCCAAGTCGCATCAAACGTGAACTCATATACGCAGTTCATTATGCAGAACAATAACAGTGGAACTTCTGCATCTACTGACTTTATTGTTAACAACGACCAAGGTACTGATTCGACCAACTATGGCGACTTTGGCATCAACAGCTCGACATATAGCGGTACAGGCCCATTCAGCACAGCTGGCGGCGTGTATCTGTACTCGCAGAGTTCATCGTTTGCCTTGGGTACTGCTGGCGCTTTCCCTGTTACTTTTAGCACCAACAATACTGAGAACGGGCGTTTCGATACAAGCGGCAATTTTTTGCTTGGCACTACAACAAGTCCTAGCGCGTCTAAGGCAATGACGTTTTCAGATGGGTCTTATCAAACAAGCACTTCTCTTGGATATTCACCTCAAGCATGGACAAACGAAACAAGTAGTCGTGCAGTCTCAACAACGTATACGAATTCCACTGGAAGACCAATAATGGTTGGTGTACAGATGGGGTCGAGCACCGCAGGTGCGACTGTAGCGTTAAATGTTGGGGGTGTTGTAGCAACTGCGTTTTCTCAGCCATCAGGTGTTGGTGGTCAAGCCTTGTCTGCGGTTGTCCCAAACGGAACCACTTATTCGGTAACGCTGTCTGCGGGGTCGGCAACATTAGTTTCTTGGTCGGAACTTCGTTAAGGATAAATCATGAATCATTACATCGACACAAACAACAAAACATGGGGCTTTGACGAAACTCAGACTCATCTTATACCTGCTGGCGCAGTTTTGATTGCTCCGTCTTACCCATTCGATACATACCCATACCTGACGTTGGTCAATGGAGTTGTGACATACAACCAAACCCAGCATGACGCAGACAAAGCGGCAGCAGTGGCGGCGGAAGCGGCAGCAACAACAGCCAAAGCATCGGCACTTGCAAAGCTTGCGGCACTAGGATTGACTGAATCCGAAATCAAAGCAATCGTAGGATCATAATCATGACAGGCATCAGCGTAATTGACCAAACAGGACTAGCTGCACCGCTGGCGCTGACTACGCCTACGATTGCTCAGATTAACTCTGCGGCTAGTTTGACCCCTACGACTTTTTACGATAATGCTGGCGTGCAAGTTGGTACGCTTTGTCGTGCTTGGGTGAACTTTAGCTATTCTTCTGGAGTTATTATCAATGCTTCTTTTAATGTTAGCTCAGTAACAAGAGCAAGCACTGGCAGATATTCAATATCTTATACAAATGCAATGCCAGATAGCAAATATAGTCTGATTGGAATGCAAGCTCCTGCCTCAGATCAGAATGCGATTGTTTACACTGGTTATCAGCCTACTTATGGCACTAATTCCACAACAACTGGTTATGTAACGACATATATGCCAAGTGCATCGGTTTTAAATGATCCCGCAAACTGTTATTTAGCGGTCTTCCGTTAAAAGGATAAACAAATGGCTTTAATCGGAAACCCACTTATCCAGTCAGCGTTTGTTTACGATACCTTTAGCGGTAACGGATCAACTACGGCATTTACCATGTCTGTTGCGCCAGCAAACACTGCATCTGTTATCGTGGCAATCACTGGCGTGGTGCAAGACCCTTCTACATACTCTGTGTCTGGGACCACTTTGACTTTCACTGGTGCGCCGCCATCAGGTACCGGCAACATTTCTGCACGTTATTTAGGCATCCCAGCATCTGGAGTGACCACGACCGCGTACAGAACAGTTACTACGTTCACCGCAACCGCCGGGCAGACAACATTTACGCCACCTAGTTATACAGTCGGATTTATTAACGTCTATCAAAACGGCTCACGGCTCACGTCTACATCTGACTACACGGCTACAAACGGGACTACAGTTGTCTTGGTCGCAGCAGCTAGCGTCAGTGATGTGATTGTCGTAGAGAGCTTCTTGGTCAGCTCGGTGTTGAACGCTATACCTGCAACAGCCGGATCGGTTGGCAGCACCTATTTAGCTTCCAGCTTGACATTGACCACACCTACACTCACGAGCCCCACGTTAAGCTCACCAACCGTTAGTTCTGGGGGGTTAACGTTATCAAGTTCTGGTCTTGTATTTTCTGACACATCAACTCAGACAAGTACTTCTCTTGGGTATTTGCCTCAATCTTGGCAGTCAGTAACAAGAGCTTCTGGGACAACATACACCAACTCGACCGGTCGTCCAATTCAACTTTTTATAATGGCATACAGCACACCGGGGGCGGTTCAGATTACTGTGGCAGGAACTGTATTCCCTTCGTCAACAATGGGAAGCGGGACGCAAACATCTCAATCGGTTGTTATTCCAATTGGGGCTACATATTCAATCTCTGGAAGTTTTAATGCAATGGAACTTCGTTAAGGATAAACCATGAAACACTTATCTTCTGGGAGTAACAATGTCACTTACTAAAGTTTCAGCTCAAATGGTAGGCGGGGGAACAGGCCAAGCGTTTGCTCCTTCAACGCCAATCTACGAGAACACTCAAAGCGTCACATCGAGCTATACTATTACAACAGGTTCAAGCGCCATGTCGGTTGGACCCCTAACAATCCCTTCTGGCGTGGTGGTCACGATCCCTGCTGGTAGCAAGTGGGTAATCCTATGACATATGGAACACTTAACTTAGATGTAGTGCAGTCGAGTACGACAGGAGTTCCTACGCAGTTCAACGATGGGTCTGGAAACCAGATTGGTACGCTTTGTCGTGCTTGGGTTAAATTTAATGGAAGTAGTGGCGTATCTGGCCTTACTTCTTTTAATGTTAGTTCTGTTACTAGATCAGCAGCAGGAACTTATGTCATTACGATGACAACTGCTTTAGCAGATACAAATTATGCTATTACTGTTGCCGCTGGAAGTACAGGAGGAAACCAAGGATATGGAGGATCTTTTTCTGGCCCGACAAGTACAACCGTATTTAGTATATATACTGCTTACGGGAATGCTGTAATTGCAGATTCTAGTTATGTATCTATTGCGGTCTTCCGTTAATTAAGGAGAAACAAAATGGCATCCATTTTTAATGCAGTAGCAACTACAGGCTGGTCAATTGCAGGTGACGGTAGCGGTGTTGCTAAGCTCCAATCTAACGGTGTGACCACTAATGCTTTGGCTTGGTGTAATTTTGGATATGTATCATCTGCCATTACTATCCGTTCAAGTTATAACACTTCATCTGTGACAAGAAGTTCAACTGGTGTATATGTTGTTAGTTTTACAACAAATACAAGTGATGCAAACTATTCTGTTATATCAACAGCAAATACTTCTACTACAACATACGGAGCAAGGGTGTCCGGTTCATATTCTATTTCAACTTCTGGTTTTTCAATAGCAACTTCAAACAATTCAAATACTGCTCTTGAAGATGAGCCGTTAATCTGTTTTGCCATCTTTGGAAATTAAAAGGAATCATCATGCAAGTAATCGTTTACACAAATACAAACGGCGGCGTGTCGGTCTGCGTCCCAACAGGGGAACTAGACATTCACGCTGTTCAAGCCAAGGACACTCCTGCTGGCTCAGTCATCATTGACGACAGCACTCTCCCTCAAGGCGCTGATGCCGAATTTTTTAACGCTTGGACACTCAGCGGTACAACCGTTACAGTGAATCACGCCACAGCAACAACTCAAGCCACTGCACAGCTCAATCAACTGGCATACGGTGAAGCACAGCATCGTGCGGCTAAAGTCGGCGCTGGTCTGACAAACGTGATGGCTGATGCTGATTGGGCAACTGCTCTGAGTACTGCTCGTGCGGCTATCACTGCTTCTACCAACTCGGCTGGTCTGTTGGCGGCTATTGCTCCAGTACAGACTGCTATCACTGCCAACGCTCTGTGAGGTGAACTATGGCCATCACGCTCGACGGTTCTAATGTCATCACTGGTGGCTTAATCAACTCTGGTACGGCTCAGGCTACTACTAGCGGAACAGCTATCACATTCACTGGCATTCCTAGCACTGCTAAACGAATCACTGTGATGTTTAATGGTGTAAGTACAAGTGGTATAAGTATTGTTCAAGTTCAAGTTGGTTCAGGCTCAGTTACAACAACTGGCTATGTTAGCTATGCAGTTCAGTTAACAAACGCCTCATCAATTTCAGGTCAAGCCGTTACAACTGGTTTTCATATTCAAAATCAAAATGCTTCTGCTGCACGAAACGGTCAAATGGTGCTAACCACACTTGGCTCTAATATTTGGACGGCTTCCCATGCTTTAGGAGACTCAGCCGCTGCTGCTGTGTTAACTGGTGGTGGTGCAATTACTCTTTCTGGGATTCTTGATCGTGTAGTTTTGACAACAGTAAATGGCACAGACACATTTGACGCTGGTTCAGTAAACATCTTCTGGGAGTAACACAATGACACAAGCAGCAGTATTAGCGCAACTTGGTAGTACGTCATTCACCCCTGCGTTTAAGAACCGCATCATCAATGGTGCTTTCAAAATTGCACAACGTGGTGCAGGACCAACTACGACTACTGGATATAGCTGTGTTGATCGTTGGGCATTTAATAATGCTGGAAGTGCAACAACTTATTCGCAAATATCAACTACAGTTAATGGAATTACTGCTAATGCAGTTCAAATTGCAGGAGCAACAGGAAATACTGCAGTTAATGTATATCAACGAATTGAGTCAGTTAACTGTTATGATCTAGCGGGACAAAATGTAACAGTGAGTTTTTGGGCATATCAAAGTTCAGGGGCGGCATCTACGGTTCAAGTACAAGCTTATTACCCATCTGCGGCAGACAACTATACATCTTCAACAACAATAACAACCCAGACATTTGCATTAGCTACTAGTACATGGACATATATCACATTGACTTTTGCTGTTCCTTCAGGTGGGGCTAATGGTTTGCAAATTGGATTTGGTCCTAACTCATGGGGTGCTTGGACATCTGGCAACTTTCAGTTGGCATTTGTACAACTAGAAAAAGGAACGACAGCAACATCGTTTGATTATCGTCCTTATGGTACTGAGTTAAGTTTGTGTCAGCGGTATTATCAAGTTGCAACCTATACTTCTGGTTTTTATGGTGCATCAGGAAATGCTCTTACCCAACCAATTTCAAACGCTGTTGTAATGCGAGTCACACCGACAGCTGTAGTTATTACAGCCCCAACATACACAAACGGTTCTACTTTTGCTTGGGTTCCTTCGTCGGCAGGTTATTCTTATGCTGGCGCAACAGTAACTGCTACAGGGGCAACGGTTGTTTCTGGTGCAGTTGTTTCACTTAGTTCGGAGCTGTAATGTATCAACTTAAAGAATTTCCAAAAATTGTAATGCGTTCAGCAGATGGTGCTTTTATACCATTTGATTCTGGGAATGTAGACTACCAGCAGTTCAAAACAGACCTGCAAGCTGGCGTAGCTCTTGAAGACGCTACAGGCACAGCAATGACATCAGCACAGATCACTGCATTCCTGCAGACACTGCCATAAGGAGCCATCATGTTTGGTATCGCAGCAATATCAAAATCCCCGTTTAATGCGCTTGGTAGCAGTGCCTATCAGTTAGCCATCACGGAAGGGTTTAGTGTTGCCGATACTGACGTGATCACAGCCAGCTTTGCTTTGGCCATAACTGAAAACGTCATCGGGTATGAGGTGTTCTCGGAGCAGGATAACTTCCTTGATGTGATCTCAGAAAACGTCAGTTCTGCCGACAGTAATACTACGTCTTACGCATTCCTGCAGACAATCACAGAGGCGTTTACGGGGGCTGACTCTGAAACTATTGCCGCCCAGTTTGCATCCTCCATTACCGAGAACTTCACCGGCGCTGACTCCAGTACGCAGGCGTCAACCTTCTTTGTTTCAAGAACAGAGAACCTGTCCGGATCGGATTCATCGACGCAGCAATCAGCATTCCAGCAGGTAATCTCTGAAAACGTAGTTCAGTTTGATGTTTTGTCTGAGCAAAATACCTTCCTTGAAGCGATATCTGAAGGGTTTACCAGCGCAGATTTAAGCAGCATAAGTGCTCAGTTTGCCGTAAGTATTGCGGAGGCGATCAATTCTGCCGACTCATACCAAGCCGGCTTGGTGATTCTTTTCTCAATCACAGAGGCTTTGAGCGCTGCAGACTTGCCGACCATAAAGGCTCAATTACTAGAATCAATTACAGAAAACCTATCTCCCGCAGACGCTTCCTCAATTGCCGCTCATTTCAATACGGCTGTCTCAGAGGGGGTAACGGCCGCAGACCTCAACTCAGTTGTAAGCTGGATCAAAATCAACGACAATCAAGCAGCTTCTTGGGCTTCTGTCAACGATGCTGATTCCGTTTCTTGGAGCAATATCAGCGACAGTCCGGCAGGCACTTGGGCGTCGGTCAGCGATACAAACACTCCGTCTTGGGGCAGTATTAACGACAACCAAACGCCCGGCTGGAACCCGGTCAAAAACAATCAGTAAGGAAAAATCATGTCTTCAACCTACAGCACGAGTTTGCAGATTCAGTTGATGGGTAACGGCGATCAGTCCGGCACTTGGGGCTCTACGACCAACACAAACTGGAACCTGATGGAGGCTGCTGTTGCTGGCGCAGTCACTATCACAATGTCAAACGCTAACTACACACTGACCGTGGCCAATGGTGCAGCAGACCAAGCTCGCAACATGACAGTGATTGCCACCGGGACAAACAGCGGCATTTACCAAATCATCGCTCCGTTGGTGCCTAAAATCTACAACATCGTCAACAACACTACTGGCGGCTACGCGGTAACGGTGGGCGGCTCGACTGGCGCAACAGTCTCTATTCCTAACGGGTACACCTGTTTCGTTTATTGCGATGGCACAAACTTTTACGCTTGCGATACATCATCTGGTGGAAACTTCTACGTTAATGGGACTTTGGTAGCCACAGGCACTACGACTTTGAGTGGCAACGCATCAGTTGGCGGAAATCTTGCGGTAACAGGAACAACAACCTTAACTGGAACGGCCACAGCTCCAACTCAAACATCTGGCGATAACAGTACAAAGATTGCTACAACAGCTTTTGTAACTTCGGCACTTCAGGCGGCATACCCGGTTGGCTCCATTTACATGAATGCATCTAGCTCAACCAATCCTGCTACATTGCTTGGGTTTGGCACTTGGTCTGCTCTTGCTGCTGGTCAAATGCTGCTTGGTAATGGTGGCGGCTATAGTGCCGGGACTACGGGTGGCTCGTCCACGACAACAATTAGTTTGTCAAACTTGCCGCCTCATGATCACTCAATAACTGACCCCGGACACTATCATGATTACGGAACTCCACCTCCAGCAAATCCAGCTGGTGGCGGCAGTTATGCTTTTGGTATTGATGGCGGCGGCACATCTTATCAAACAGATACAAAAACGACCGGAATTACAAAAACAAATACAACCCAAGGAAGCGGATCAGCTTTCTCTAATAGTGCGATGACAACAATTTCACCGTATCTTGTGGTTTATATGTGGGCACGTACAGCCTAAAATGTGGACCCAATTAGTCTACTTCTTATGGCGCAAAGCGCAGTCTCTGCTATACGCACTGGCTGCAACATGTTGTCAGAGGGGCGGGCTGATCTTGAGAAGTTTAAGAAGGGTGCGGAACAAGCTGTTGCTGACGCGAAGGCGATATATAAGGAAGTCACGGGACTTTGGGGTTGGGTTAAAGGGCTTCTGGGAGTCAAGCCTCAAAAGCCTAATGTCGTTGCCAGCAACACATCGTCAACACCTGTCGCCAAAACACAAAAACAGCGACATGAACCAGAGCTGACGTACGAAGAGTACAAGGCCAAATCGGTTCACGAGATTTTTGAAAACCTCAAGGTTTACTTTGAGACGATCAGGCAGTTAAAGGCGCATTGTCTAGAGCTGGAAGCAGAGAGCAGTACGACAGAGCACGTTGCAGATAATGCACTTGATCTGATTGAAATTCGGTGGCAGTTGAACGAGATGTCAACACAGGTTCGGGAAGCGATGTCATGGACGCCTGAGAAATTAGGACTACAAGACTTGTTTAAACAGTTCCTTCAGACGTATGATGAGATACAGGAGCAGCAAGAGTTTGCTCGTCAAATTGAACGGAAAAAGGAACGGGAAGCAAGATGGCAACGCGAGCTCAGCCGGGAAATCAGAATCTACAAAACGGCGTACGTGGTGGCGGTTCTGCTGGCGGTTCTGGAGGTGATGGGACTGTATTCCGCGCTTCAGGAGAATTTTGGCTTTGGGTCTTGGTTGTTACGCTTATTCTTTTCGCACTGATGATTTTG